TTATATGATGATCAGATAGATGAAATAAAAGGATTAATAGAACAAGTAAAGGGAAGTATTCCAGAAGTACCTGAAGTAAGGTATTATGAAAAAGAATTAAATTTAATATTAGATTTAATTGAAGGATTAAGAGATGATATTCCTACAGTTCCTGAAATACCTGAGATAAAGTATTATGATGAGGAAATTTCTAGTGTAGAATCGCAGATTAAGGAAATAGAATCTTCCTTATCCAATCTACCTGAGATAAAGCATTATGATAGTGATATTGATGAAGTAAAGGAATTACTTGAAAAATTAGATACTAAAATTGCAGATATACCAGAAATAAAATATTATGACAAGGATCTTAAAGATTTAAAAGATAAGATATTAAATGTAGAAGGATCTATACCAACAGTTCCAGAAGTAAAATATTATGATGAAGAAATTAAAGGTCTTAATGATGAGATTATAGGTTTATTTAAAAAAGTTTCATCTATTAAGATACCAGAAGTAAAATCTTATGATGGTGAGATAGAGAAGATATACTCTTCATTTGAAGAAAAAAATCAAACTCTTCAAAATAAAATAGAAAAACTTGAAGAAGCTTTTGAAGAATTTGATAAGGAAGTTCTTTCTGAAGGACTTTTAAACATTCCTCCTAATGAGAATAATTCAGACCCACTAACACCATTAGATCAGAAGTTTGTAACCTATGAAAAACTTCAAGAGAATTATAGGTTATTTGTTAATAGAGTTCAACAACAACTAGCATCATTTGGTGGAGGTGGTATAGAAGATGCTCCTCAAGATGGTCAAGAGTATACTAGAAAGGATCAAAAATGGGTTGTAAACAGTGGTGGTGCAACTCCAACGGGAATTGCTGGAACTTGGGGTGTGGATACTGTTGGTATTCATACTGTTAAAAATGTTGGTATTGGATCTACTGCAAGACTGGATAGTGCATTATATGTATTTGGTGATGCAGAAATAACAGGAAATATATCTGTAGCAGGTACATTAACCAAGCAAGACGTAACGAATGTAGATTCTGTTGGTATGATTACTGGCAGAGGAGATTTAAATATCCAACGTAATGTTAGGTTATCAGGTGTTACTACCATAGGTGATACTAGTGGAGTAGGAACGGTATTCATTGGAACAGGTAATACTACTTTAATTGTTGATGGTAATGCAAGAGTACTTGGTATTCTTACAATTGGTAGATCTTCAATTACTATTGATGGTGATGCAGAAGAGGTTAGTGTTGGTATTGTTACTATTACTAATGAAGCAGTTACTGTTGGTGATAATGTAAGTATTCTATTTGCCTGCGCAAATATACTACTAAAAAGTAATAATGTCAAGAATATTTTTTTCATTTTTTTCTTTCTACTTTCTCTGCAAACCATACAATAAACTTTAATGTATAATATAATGCTGGTAACATTATAGCTAATGCTAAAAAGAATTGCCACTCACCCATTACTTAATCACCGTGAATTTAGATGTTT